CCGCGTGGCTCCGCCCGGCCGCGCTTGGCGGGGCGCCGCCGGGAGCATCGGCGGTCTTGTGTTTACCCATGACCGGGCCGGTCAGACGGCCGCGGCTGCGGGAGGGATATGCCTTCCTTGGATGATGGGGCACAGTGTTCGCCGTCCGTCTCCGGGCGGTTAATAAGTCGGGCGATCCATCGAAGCGGGGCGCAGGCCGTTGTTGCCGTTGTAGGCGTTGTTCCTGTTCAGAGTGCCATCGGTGTTGACGTTGCGGGCGTTGTTGGCCGAGCCGGCACGAAAAAACAAGGCATACCCCGAGGGCCGCCTCACTGGTGACGCTTCTGCGCGTCCAGCTTGGCGGCCCTCTCTTTATCGGTTTTGTACCATTTGGCGGTCTGGTTCTTCACGCCGGCCGCCATCTTCGCCCAGTATGCAAAGGCGTCATCGCCGAAGCCGCTGAGGATCTCATGCGCGAGCTCGATGTGGTGGATCAGCTTTCGGCAGTTGCGAAGCGCCGACCGCTGCGCGCGATACCTGAGCTCACGCTCCTCGGGATCCGTCAGGAGCAGATCGTTGGCCTCCATCAGATCGGCGACGAGGTCGCTGGCCTCGTTCATCATCCTCTGTGCCAGACCGAGCCGCTCCTTCTTCGGGAAAACGGCCGGGTTTCTGGTCTTGATGTAGGTGTGTTTCTCGAGCTCCTTGGCGTCCGTGATGACCTGCATCTCGGGCAGTTTGTCACGGCCGAAGGGCGGGCGGCCTACATTGGCCCGCTCGTATGGCCGCGAGTGTCCGTTGCTTGCCGTAGTATCTCACCTCCTCGCCTTTGATTGTGACGCGGGCGCTGCTGCCGTCGTAGGTCTTGCCCTGAATGACGATGACGCCGTCCTCCCGCTTGCAGCAGGAGCAGGGCAGGGCCAGCTCGACGAACAGGTGCGCGATGATGCAGGAGGCTTCGGCCGATGGGATTGGGGTGTAGTTGTAGCAGTTTCCCATCAGCACTCGAGCCTTTGAAGTGAAGCGTTCCAGACGCCAGACTTCAGCGTGATGCCTGTTAAGTCTGCGAATGTGATCTGGAACGGGTTGCTTGTGATGTCGCTGAAAACGGCGTCCCACAGCGTTGCGATCTTGCTGGTGTTCTGGCCGACCGCGTTGCTCAGGTCGTTGGCCGATGCCTCGGCAGCCTGCGCGATTGCGATGGCCTGCCGGGCGAGTGCCAGAGCCTCCTCGGCCGTAGCCTGCGCGCCGAGGGCGATGGCCTTGTAGGTCTCGTAGTCCTCTTTGGTGGCGTAGGCGTCGGCGGGGATGTAGGCGGTCACGTTGGTGGCCGTGCCGATCGCGGTGACGATGTCGATGGTTTTCTCGACGATGGTGGCGCCGCCGGAGGGCGGGATCCACTCGGCCAGATCGCCGCAGTTGCCGTAGCAGTACAGCACCTCGCCGACCTCGGGATCGGGATCTTCGGCATAAAGGCCGAGCTCGCGGTAGTAGAAGCCCTCGGTCTCGTCGCCGTTGGTGAAGATGCCGCCGACGGCCACGGTGCCGTCGCCGTTGATCTTCAGCTTCGTGATGTCGACGGTCGCCTTCGGGCTGACCACGCCGGTGAGGGTGCGGGGCGTCTGGCCCTCCTCGAGGTAGCCATCGCCGAGGACGATCTTGGTGTAGTTGATCTTCTGGCCGGCCACGCCCTTCGCCAGAACGATCAGGCCGGCGGTGGTGATGTCGTTGTTGATAAATGCAGCCATGTCTATCTCCTTTCCTTAGTCTGAGATGACCGCCGCGTCGGTGCCGATGCTGACGGTCTCGCGGTTGTTGTCGTGGACGACGGCCGCGTGGTAGATGTGGATCTCGTCGCTGCCCATGACGTGCACCTCTTGGGTGTGATCCCTGACGGCCATGCCGGAATAAAGGAACATTTCGCCGGTCAGGCAGATCAGGATCGCGTCGAGCCACGAGCTGCGGCGCTTGACCGTCCGCAGCAGCTTCAGGAACAGGTCGAGGTTGCTGTTGACGAGGCTCGGGTTGTCGCTCAGCACCTTGAAGTGATGCGGCTGCCCGCCGTACTGATACCACTCCCTGACCTCGCCGGTGCCGAAGTAGTCGGCCACGATCTGCTCCACGGCGTAGGGGGTGCCGAGTTTCGCGTAGACGCGGTCGCTGTTGCGGATGACGGCCCGCTTGGCTGCGATGGGCGCGGTGCTGTCATACCACTGGATGTTCAGCTCCCACGCCATTTCGTCGAGCTCTGCGTCGCTGAGCTGGTCGATCTTGTTCCACCTGCTCAGGAGCTTCAGGCGTGCATAGGCGTCGCGGCTGATAATGTCGCAGCCGGTGGCAAGGCCCTTGTCGCCGCCGTCCTCCTGCATCCACGCAGGCAGCAGTTTGACCATCTCGGTCTCATTGAGCCGCATTTACACCACCTCGCTCTCGACCTTGTGGCTGACAGTCAGGTGGCCGCTGAACTTGGCGACTTGCGTGTCGTCGAGGGCCTTGTAGGTCGGCTTGACGACGTCCACGCGGAAGGCGCCTGTCAGGTTCTCGCCCCACGAAGGCGAGAGGATCCGCTTGCGGAGCTGGTCGGGGTTGATGTCCCGGCCGAGGGCTGCGACTTGCCACTCGTTGTAGCGGTCGATCGCGCCGCCTGTGCCTTCGACGTTGGCGATCACCTCGGCCTCGCTCTCCGGCGTGGTGTAGTACACGATCTCGATGTCGTAGGTCTCGACCTCCGGGGGCACGGCGCTCACTTTGTCAGTGAGTGGCCGGATGTCCTTGGCGTTGACCACGTCCAGCACCTTCGCCAGCATGGCAGCGTCGGGGATCCCGCCGCCTTCCAGCAGGGGCACGATCTTGACGCAGCCCTCCAGCGTGCGGGTGATGATGATGTCGATGCTTTCGGCAGCCGCGAGACTGCCCTTGAGCGTGATGGCCAGCAGGCCGTCGGCGTAGTCGACGGTGTAGTCCGTGTCCTTGACCGCCGCCGTGCTCTGCCCGTGGGCCTTCACGACGAGGGTGTCGGTCAGAAGTGTGCCGCCACCCTTGAAGGCTTTGCCGTCGTAGACCGTGAGGGTCTCGCTGACGGTTTCCTTCTCGCTGACGGCCTTTGCGTCCACGATGGAGCTGTCGGCCGTCATTACCCAGTAGATGTAAGCCTGTTCAGGGCCCGCGGTGGATCTCTTGGCGGGCGCCAGACGGATCCGCTCGCGGAGGCGGTTGTCGCCCTCGGTGGTGTAGGGCTCGCCGTCATCGCCTCCGGCCGTTTCGGTCAGATTGGTGACGGACTCGATGTAGGGGATCAGGTCGACAAGGGTGGTGATCGTGCCGGCTGCGTAGCCGTTGAACTTCGTGCCGTTGCTCACGGCCGAGGTCGGCACCTCCACAGAGTAGGCGCCAGCTTGCAGCACAGCGATCTCGTCGGTTGCAAAATAGTTTTCGCTGTCCGGCGTCACCTTCGTCCACTTCGGAATGATGATGTTTTTCTCCTGCGGCGTGGAGACAGAGAAGCGCATGGTCGTCTTGGCCGGTGTGCCTTCCAGTCGTTTCACATCCTGTCGCTCGCCGATGGCGTCCAGTACCTCGCCCCTCGCATAGCGGAGGAGCGTCTGCCGGCCGGCGTCGTTGAGGCTGTTGTAGAGGGCAACGAACACGGGCACGAGAGCCTCGCCGAAGATCCGGCGCTCGTCGCCCGGGTAGAGCGGCTCGCCGGCGCCCTTTTCGAGCTCGGTGATGATGGTCTTGTATAGGGTGCTCGCGTCTGTCGTGGTGAGTTTGATGTCCTCGCCGTAGGTGTTTGTCGCGTCGCTCACGCTGTTCACCTCCTTCATGTGATGTTGTCGATGCTGGCCCGCAGCTCGAAGTCGCCGGCCTGAGCGGTCATAGCCTTCAGGTCGGAGTCACTGAGCTGCACGCGGGGCTCGTAGGTTTCCACGAGGAACTCCACGTCGGCGGCCAGATCGGTCGCAGCGGTTTCGCTCGGCTTGTCGATCAGCGTGCGGTCGATCCCCTTGATGCGCTCGTAGGGCACCTCCCCGCGGATGGTCTTGAGGAGGTTCTGCACGCAGATCTCGGGCGCTCCGTTGCCAGATGCTTTCATTGGGATCACCTCGCTTTACTTGAGCTGCGCATTGGTTGGCTTTTTGGATGCTTTGGCGCTGCTGGAGGCTCCGACGTTCACAGCCGAGGAGCTTATGCCGAGCTCCTTGTAGGTGGCGATGCCTGCCGCCGACTTGGAGCTGCTGCCGCTCTTGCCGCTGTTGCCGGATTTTCCAGAACTGGCCTTTTTGCTGCTGGCCTCCTCGGCGTACTCGGTCAGCTTGATCGTGATCTTGCCGGTCAGGATCCTGCCGAGGTTGTCCAGCTTGGTGTCTGATAGGCTCACGCCCGTGAGCTGAAGGTTGGCCGGGCCGAAGCGCCGGCCGGCCAGATAGAAGGGGGCATACTGCCCGACCAGCGCCGTCCACGACTCGTACTCGCTGCGCACGTCGCAGCCGACCGCGGCGGCCAGATCGAAGTCGAAGCTCATGCTTTGCAGCTTGAGCGCCTTGGTCTTGGTCGCCGGGGATCCGGCTTTGTCGTCGCTGTTTTCCGTGTCGAGCTCGACGCTGTGGGAGATGCCGTTGAGTGCGGCGATCCTCTGGCTGGAGACGCCCCACGTCTTGCCGTTCCACGATGCCATGACGGCCATGTCTATCCCTCCTTACTGTGGGCCAGAAGTGGTGCCGCCTCGGCTGTCTGTGTGAGTGTGGCCGGTCAGGCTGATGCCCGTGGCTGTCACGTCTGCCGACGGGACGCTGATGCCCTTGTCCTGCATCGTGAGCGCGCCCTTCTTGACGGTGATGTCGCCCGGGACGATGCCGCCCCACTCTCCGTCCATGCGGGAGAGGATGATGCCGGTGCCGTCCTCGAACATAGCGTAGGCGACTTCTGTGCCGGGGGTCAGGTTTCCCATCTCCCCGCGCAGATACCACGGGATCGTCAGCGGCCGCGTGACCATGCTGTCGGCGGTGCTTGGGAGCACTCTGGCCGTGGTTTTGTCTCCGTTCCTGTCGGCCTTTCCCTCCACGCTGGAGATCTTGCCCTTCTGGATCATTTGGTTGTTGCTGTTCATCAATATCCCTCCAGTGGCTTGCGGAGGTATAGCTTGCTCCGCGTCTTGACGTAGTCGTGCCGGATCCGGCTGATGAAGGCCGTGCCGTCCCACGACTTGACGCCCTCGGTCGCCAGCGTGACCACAGAGCCCGCCGCATAGTCTCGCAGCAGCGAGCCCGTCCAAAGGGTGCCGACGGTCGCGTTTTTGTTGGCGTCCCGGAGCAGGCCCTTGGCGAAGCGGTCGGCCTCGCTCTGGTCGGTCATGCGGAAGGGCAGGATCCGGCGCAGTACCTTGTCGCCGCCGCTCGGGGCTGTGAAGGTGCCGATCAGGCCGCCGTTGACTGCTTCGGCCGAGCCGTAGGCGTTGGTGCCCTCGTCGCGGTACTCGAAGTCATTGGCCGGGGTGATGGTGATGGTGTCGACGGGCTGCTGGCTTTCCATGCGCGCCTCATCGTAGACGACCAGCTTTCCGTCGTACACCAGAAACGCCGCGCCCTCGAGGGTGCAGCGGTTCTGAAAAAATGCGAAGTCCGCGAGATTGTTCTGCTCGACGTAGTCGTAGGTCTGGTCGGTGATCCCGTAGGTCTCGAGCGTCAGGCCGTGACGGCCGGCGATCTCTTGGGCCAGTTGCAGGAACTTGACCTTTTCCCACGATTTGCTCCGCGTATCCTTCGCAGACTGCGGGACGGAATAGGCCCGCAGGGTGATGATGCCGGACTCGGGGACGACGCTTTCGACGAACATTTTGCCCGTCTTGGCAGCGCCGTCCTCGATGGCGATGGTGTCGCCCTTCTTGGGGTTCCACGAGTCCCACAGCTCGCGGGTGTCGTTGAGTTTGAGTAGCAGCTCGTCGCTCTGCTTTTCGGCGTACATATCGTGATAGCAGCGGTGGACGCTGATGTCCGGGTAGATGTCGACGCCTTCGTATAGGATTTTCACGGCGTCACCTCCTCCACGGCGGCAGGGTCTCCGGCGTCTCCACGGTCTCGACGATCGGGATCCGCACAGCCTCGCCGCCCTCGAAGATCAGCACGTCGCTGAGGTCGGGGTTGGCCTCGATGATGGTGCTTGCCATGCGCTCCTCGTTATAGGCGACGAGCGCGATGCTGTCGAAGGTGTCGCCGCCCTGCGCCACATAATCAATAAAGCCGACTGTCTGCTGTGACATAGGCGCCGCCCTCCCTTCTGCTGAGTGCCTCGAGGATGAAGTCGATGAACTCCGGCTCGAGGTCGCGGAGCTTTCGGATCAGGGCGTCCTCGTCGGTGTCGCCCTCGATCTTGATCTGCGGGGAGAAGGACAGCCCGCTCAGGTCGTAGACCACAGCGGTGCCGGAGCCGCCGCTGAGCAGCTCGTAGTCGCTTTCGCCGTCAGATGCTCCGAGCATCCGGCCCGCCTCGGCCCAGTAGGACAGGTTTTGCGAGCGGTATGCAGGGTTGAAGCTGATGACGGCCTCGGTCGGGTAGTGCGGATCCTCGCCAGCGATGGACGGGCCTCTCGTGAAGCCGCCGGTCGCATAGCCAGAGACGGACGCGCTGCCGCCGCCCCCACCTCCGAACAGGCCGGCGATCTTGGAGATGACGCCGGAGCCGAAGCTGACAATCTTCGATACCCAGCCGACGATCGTGCCGAGCACGCTGGCGATGGGCTCCAGAATAGACAGCAGCGGGGTCAGCAGTGGGGTGATGGCACCGATCAGGCTCAGGATCGGAGGGAGTAGCGCCTGAACGAGTTGCATCAGGGGATCAAGCAGCGGCATGATGACGCTGTTGACGATTTGCAGGGCCACCTCCAGCAGCGGGGTGATGACCGGCAGCAGGCTCGAGATGATGCTCACCAGCACAGGCAGCACGGCGCTGACGATCTGCGTGATAATAGGGAGCACGGTGGCGAGCAGGCTGGCAATAGGCGGCAGGATCGCGGAAACAATCTGCATGAGTGGCGGGAGGAGCGTCTGCACGAGGCTGAGAAGCGGCGGGAGCAGAGTGCTCATTAGCTGCGTCAGAACGGGCAGAAGGTCGGCCGCGAGCTGAGAGATCAGGGGCAGAACGTCCTCGAGGGCGTCGGCCGCGCCGGTCAGGAACTCGTCGACAAACGGGGCCGCAGCCTCGACCGCCTTGGAGATGGCCGGAGTGATCTGCTCCATCAGCTTTTGCAGGGTCGGCATGAACTTGTTGAGCCCGTCGAACACAGTGTTCGCCATAGGCTTGAGGGCCACTTCGAGCCCCTGCTTCATAACCTGAAGCCGCTCGGCGAAGTCGTAGGTGTCATCGGCTGCGCCGGCGATTGTCTCGCCGTTTTCTTGCAGCTCAGCCGTCAGGTCTGCGACGGCCAGAGAGCCGTCTCGGATCGCTGCGGCCATCGTGGAGCCCGCCCTTGTACCGAAGATCTCCGACGCGATGCTGGCGGCCTCTGCGGCCGTCCCGGCGTTTTTGATCTTTTCGTAGTACATGGCGAGCCCGTCGCTGGCGCTGATGCCCTCCTTGGCAAGTGTGGCGACGCTCTTTTTCATGGCGCCGAGCACTTCGTCGGTGTTTACGCCGGCTTTGTCGAGCTGGCCCATCAGGGCGCTCGCCGTCTCGAAGGAGTAGCCCATCTCCTGAAGCTGCGGGCCGAACTTCTGCATATCTGCCATCAGATCCGTGAAGCCCATACCCGTGCTCTGGCTGACCTTAAAGATGTAGTCCATAGCGCCGCCCATGTCGTCGGCGTCGATGTTCCACTGTTGGAAGGCTTGGCTCGACTCCTCGATCACGCTGCCGAGGTCGTCCCCGAGCATATCGCTCACTTGGATGGCCTGCTTGGAGATCTCCTGAAGCTGCGGGCCGGTGAGGCCGAGGCGGGTGTTGTAGTCTGCGATCGCCTTGCTGGCGTCCTCCATTGTGGTCGGGACGCTCTTGTAGACGGCGTCGAAGTCATCCAGAAGCCCATCCAGCGCGTCGCCGGTGGCGCCGGTTCCGATGCGGATAGCATCAGCAGCGTCATCGAAGGACGCGCCGAGATCCTTCATGTACTTTCCGGCCTCGACGACTGCCTTGCCTGTCGCCACAGCGATGCCGCCCACGGCTGCACCAACGGCCAGCGCCTTCACGTTCAGGCCGCTGATTTTCTTCTGAGCCTGTTCGATGGCTTTGCCGAGTGATGGGTCGATGCTGCCGGCCAGATTGACGACCGCCTGCATCGTTTTTCCGTTTGCCATGTGCGTCACCTCCTTCTGATGTGGGGTTTCTTAAAGCTGGCCGCACGAGTCGGCCGGCTCGCTTGGAGCCGCTTGGCCTCCTCGACGGCCTCCCCGTATTCGGTCAGGAAGTCGGTCAGCCTTCGCTCTCCGAGGTCTCGCGTCGACGTGTGGAAGGCTCGGGCGTAGTCTCGGATTGCGCGTCGGAGCTGTCGGGGGTGTAGGGTTCCTCCGACTTCCCGGAAATAAAATCCCGGCCGATCCTCATAATCTTCATAACGTCGTAGCCGCGGACGCGCTCGAGGTCGGAGATGTCGATCTCGGGGTTGATGGCGATGATGGCAGCGAAGCCGAGGTAGAGGTGCAGGCCGTAGTCCAGCTCGGCCGCGCCGGCCGCGTTGCCGTTCTTGGAGCCGCTGGCGCTCAGCTTTCTGGCGTCAGCTTCAGCAAACGCCTGTGCGGTGATCTCGCTGATGTCATAGGTCAGCTCGTCGTAGCTCTTGCCGTTGATCTGCACGGGGTTGTCGAGCTTGATGGTGTTCTTCATTGGGTGCGTCTCCTTTCGATAAATAGAGGGCGCCGCATAGGCGCGGCGCCCTTCGGGTTACAGCAGGCTGCGGATGTCCTTGGCGTAGTCGACGCCGCCGACGCGCAGGATCGTGTTGAGCTGGTCGATCAGCCAGTATTCAGCGCCGCCGACGTAGAGCTGGTAGCGGCTCACGGCAAACGTGGCCTCGTTCTCGCTGGTGTTGCCGGGATCCACAGAGAGGCCCGGGATACCCTTGGAGACGCAGCGGAGGAACGCCTTGCAGCCTTCGGTCTTGGTGGAGCCGTCGGCCTGCTTCACGTCCTGAGCCCAGCGGATCTCGATGGTCTTGCTCTCGAGCTTCATCATGTTCCGCAGGCCGAGGTCGATGCCGATCTTGGTGATGGACGCCTCCATAGCCTCGATCTGGCCGAGGATGGGGGCGGTGTAGGTTCCCATAGCCTTGAAGTCAGCGGTCACGGGAGTGACGGCCGGCAGCGAGATGGTCACGTCTTTGGCGACGAGGGTGCCGCCGATGTAGACGGTGTCGGCGAGGATAGGGCCCTTCAGGTCGAGCCACAGGTTTGCCATTACTCGTCACCTCCTTCGTAGTAGACAGAGAAGCCCGCGTCGGTGTATGCGACGTAGACGCTCGCAGACTTGAGGGGCGGGGTCGGGGTGACGGCGATGTCCCAGCGAAAGTCGCCATTCATCACGTCGGTGGTGCTGTTCTCGCTCTCGAGGAACAGGATCACAGGCTCGCCCAGCAGGGCGCCCATGCTCACATAACCGTCGAGCTTTTCCTGCTCGCGGTTGATGATGCGATCCTTCAGAGCCCGGGTCATGGGGCTGTCAATCTCAGGGCTCCACTCGCGCTGGAAACTGTTGGTGATGTGCATGAGCATCCGCATGGAGACGTCGAAGATCGCGCGGGGATCCACGTCTGCGCCATAGGTATAGGCGGCGGTATGGTCGCCCCACAGTACCCACTCGCCGCCCCACGCGACGGCGGTGCTGATGCCGTTCTGCGTCAGCTCCTTGCCGGTCTGCTGGTCGAAGCCGCGGTTTTTCGCGTTGGCGCCGAAATACTGCTTGATGACGGGGATCGCCTTGTTGCCGCAGGTCTCCATCGGGACGCTGTTGTGGCTGAAGTCGGCGCGCATGAGCTCGACCACGGCCAGCGTGCTCAGGTGGAACACGTTGCCGAGGTTGTCCACAGCCTGCGGCCAGTAGACCTTAGAACGCTCGCCGGTGAAGGCGTTGGCCTTCTTCCATGCGATCGCCTTGGTGATCGTGTCGACCGCCTGCGCGGTGCTGTCCACGAGGGGCAGGTCGGCCACGACGAAGGCGTCCCAGTGGCCGTTGATCTTCTTGCAGGTCGTCAGCATGGCGTTGTAGACGGCAGGGCTGTGACTCCAGCCGGGGGCCGCGATCAGATTGCAGACCGCGAACTGCTCGGGATAGAGCAGCGCGATCGCGCTCAGGCCGCTGTACTCGCCGGAGGAGGTGACGCCGCCGATGATGTCGCTGTCTGCGATCTCAGAGTCGTCCACCTCGCTGAAGCTGGCCGTCAGGCTGCCGGCGAGCTGCGCGTCGTCCTTCAGGCTGGTGATGATGACCGTGCCCTTGGTGAAGTTATAGTCCACAGCGTAGTCGGTGCCCTCGACGTAGTTGCCGCTTTCATTCTTTGCGATGGTCAGGGTGTCGAGGATGATCTTGTCGCTGGCGAACTCGGCGCGGCCGCCGGTGAAGGTGAGGGCCTTGGTGGTGGCCGCCTCCTTGCGGTGCTTGCCCGCGGAGGGGTCGAGCACATTGATGACGTAGATCGGGCCGATGTTCCCGAGGGTGTTGTTGAAATGCGCGTACACGGCCTCGCACAGGGTAAAGGTGCCCCAGTCGGACGAGTAGCCGATCTTCTTCTGAGCGTCGACCAGACTGGTGATCTTGATCGGCGCGTTGATGATGCCGGCCTCGCCGAAGCCGCGCACGAGGTTGACGGGTGCCGTGCCGATATAGACCGGCGTGGTGCCCGCCTGCACGGCGCTCTGTGCCACGGTCTCGCCGATGTGGCCGTAGGCGCCGTAGAGGTATTCGTTTGCCATCTGCTTATCCTCCTTTGCATGAAATTAGAGCAGCCGAGCGGCTGCCCTTAAAGCAGGTGTTGGTAGCTTTTCGGGTTGCGGGTCAGGGTCTCCTCGACGGAGAACTCAGCCCATGCAAACCAGTACGGGTAGAAGTCGGGGACGGCGTCTTGCTCCGTGACGGGGCCGAAGGTGATGCCCTTCTCCTTGATGACGCGGAGGTCGCCGAGGTACTCGGCGTTTTCAATCAGCCGGAGAGCTGTGTCCACAAAATTCCATGCGTCACGCCAGCCCTCTCCGTTCTTCACGAAGTAGGAGGCCGCCGCCTCGTTGTATTGCTGGATGTAGGTGCCGTTGCCGTCGCCCTTCGGCTTGAAGATGTCGGGCCCGTGGTAGCCGGGATCCCACGCTGAGAAGCAGAGCCGGATCTTGATGTCTCGGGCACTCTGGAGCAGGTCGTCGTCGCCCTGAACGATCTGCACGCAAACCGACGGGATCGGCGCGGCGATGTTCGGGGGCGTCCTGTCCTTCGATGGTACGAAAAGCGAGAACGCGGCCGGGTTTACCAGCTTGTATGGGTAGGAGGCGTCCGTTGCGTTGTCGTCGGGGAGCTTCAGCTTGACCATAGGGCAGACCTCGGCGGTCAGCCAGTCCCGGACGGTTTCGATGCTGTTGACGATGGACATGGGGCACCTCCTACATGGTGACAGTCTGGCCGAGGGCCACGGTGGCGATCCCCATGTCCTCACTCCAGTCGTTGACGATGTACTCGCGGCCGTCGACGTTGAGCCCTTCGCCCGCCGGGCGCCGAGCGGGCAGATCCTCGACCGCCGCGTAAAGCAGCAGAGAGGACTCCGCGACGCTCAGCTCTTGCCCCCCTTGGCGTTCCTTCAGGGCGTTGTCGTCCAGCACGGCGGCGATGGCTTTGCCTTCGACGGTGTGCTTCTCACCGAACTCGTCGAGATTGAGAAACGTGCGCCGACGGTCAGCCTCGACCATCGCCTTGAAGCTGAAGGCCATCAGACGGGATCGGCGGCGCCGATCTGAGGGGGCTCCTCGTCGTCGGCACCGTCATCAGGCTGCTCGGCCTTGGTGGCCTCGATGGCAGCGATGACGTCGGCCTTCTTGCGCATAGCAGAGGCGTCCACGCCATAGCGCGTGGCCACTTCCTTCAGCTCGTCGAGCTTCATGTCCTCGTTGTACTCAGGGGCCTCGTCGGCCGCGGTGTTGGTGCTGGCAGGCTCGTCGGCGTCGTCGCCGGGAGCGGGTGCGGGCTGCTCGGCAGTCTCGCCCAGCTCGCCGATGTACTTGGCGACGCCTTCCTTCACCAGACGGGCCTCCAGCTCGTCGTCGAACTTCTGAGGGCCATCTGCTTCAGTGATGGGGATCACCTTGCGGCCGTTATAGTAGCCGAAGGTGCCCTTGATGATCTGGATCATGCTCTGCTCCTTTCTGCTGCGCTCAGTCCGTCAGGACGTCCGCAACGATGAACGGGTTCTTGTTGTTGGGGATCATCAGCGGGCGGCTGGAGATGGTCAGCGTGCGGCTGTTGCCTTCGGCGCTGCTCACATACTTCGGCACGCGGCGGCCGGCGTAGGTGTGGAACTCGCCGTCGCTCTGCTCGACCTGAGAGACGGCGCCGTAGGCGGTGCGGCCAGCGCCGGGAGCGGTGAGGACGCACTTGCCGGACGGGATGTAGAGCTTGTCGTTGCCTTCGTCGTCGGTATAGGTCAGGTCGTAGGAGATGACGCTGATGATGCGGCCGAGGACGTTCAGGCGGGCCACGATGGCAGCGCCGTCAGGCAGCAGCTCGGGCTCCGCGTTGCCGATCTCGATGCGGCGGTTGTCGAGGAGCTTCTGCACGGCCGCGTCGTTGATGATGGTGTCAGCCACGTCCGGGGAGCAGACCAGATCGGAGGCGCGGAGGCCACGCTTGGTCAGCATACGGATCATAGCCTCCAGATCCTTCAGGATCTTGCCGCCGGTGGCGTCCCACCTGGCCGTCGGGGTGTAGGTTGCGGGGTTGCTGGCCTCGGAGTAGAAACGGATCTCCATCTCGTCAGCCTTGTCGACGTCGTCGGCGATGTGCTTCATCACACAGCCGTTGGTCAGCATGGTCTCGGCGGCCATCGCTTCTTCGCGGTTGGTGATGAGCTCGCCCAGCTCGTCAGCGTCGCGCAGGATGAGGGTCTGCTGGCGCTGCTCAGGGGTGAGCTGAGAGTAGAGGGCCTCGCCGAAGCCACGCTTGCGCAGCTCGTCGAGGGTCAGGACGCGACGGGGAGCCACGAAGGGCGGGGTGTAGCGTTCCATATTGTAGCCGGCGCGCAGGACGGTGACGCCGCCCTTGCGAGGGGCCACGAAGGGCGCCAGCTTCTTGCTGCCGTCACGGAACTCGACGAGCACGTCATCGGTGGCGAAGATGTCGCTCGCGTCGTTGGTGGGGAAATAGCGGTCACGCAGGAAGGTCGCGGCAGGGGTGAGCTGCTGCACGGCCATGAGCAGCGTGTGGGTGTCGTAGAAGTTAAAAGGCATTTTGTTGTCCTCCTTCTCTTAGTATTCGATGGCGTCGGAGAGCAGGATGCCGGCCTTGCGCAGCTCCTCCTCGTCGGTCGCCTTCAGGGTGTAGCCGCTTGCGACGGCCAGCTTGTTGCGGGCGAAGTGGCCGGTGCGGTAGGCCAGCACAGTCACGTCCGCGGTGGTGCCGACTTCCACGTCCTCGGCGAGGATGCAGTTGGCGGTCAGGGTTTCGTTGGTGGTCGCGGTGGAGCCGAGGATCACCAGCTTGCCGTCGCCGGCGGTGCCGGCAGACAGGGCCAGCACGGTGCCGCGCTTATAGGTGGCTGCGGCGGTGGCCTCCTTGCGGATGGTCACGGTGAACACGTCAGCGACGGGCTCGTTGGCAACGATCAGGCCGTCATAGCCGACGCTGCCGAGGTTTTCGTCCAGTCTCTTGCTCATTACTTCTTACCTCCGTTCTGAGACTTGGTGGAGTTGTAGAGGCCGACGATGGCGTCCACCTTTGCCTTGTCGTCGTTTTCGCTGCCTTCCTCGCCGCCGTTAGGGGCAGCGCCGACGCCGGCAGCGCCGGACTCGTCGTTGTCAGCCTTGGCGTCCTTCAGGTGCTTGGCACCGAGGGCCGCCTGCTTCTGCATAGCCTTGAGCGCGAGCTGCTCAGCGGTGCAGGGGGTCTCGCCGTACTTGGCGTCCCTGACGAGCTGCGCGTCGCCCACACTTGCGGCGATGCTGTCGATGGCCTCGATGCGGGCGCGTTCCTGCGTTCTGGCAGTTTCGGCCGCCTGCTGCTCGATCTGAGCCACGACGTCGGGGTGCTGTGCTCTCATTTCTTCGAGGGTCATGGTCTTGTTGTCCTCCTTCTTGGGGCCGTCGTTCTTGGCGGCCGCGTGTTTATTTCCAGCCGCAGGGGCGGCGTGGATGCTGTTGTCGATGGGGATCGTCCCCGGGATGTGTCTGAAGCCCTTGACGTCGTGCCGGATGCCGGCGACGAGGAGCACCTTCTTGTCGGCGCTCAGGGTGACGTCGGGGCCTTCGTCTGTGAGCAGGGTGTCGGCAAAGCCGTTGTCAATGGCCTCCTGCCCGACCATCCACGTCTCGCGGGTCATCATGCTGCGGAGCTGGTCGACCTCGATGCCGGTCTTGGCGTGGTAGATCTCCGCGATGGCCCGCTCGCTCGCGTCGAAGTCCTTCTGGAGCTTCTTCAGGTCTGCGAGGGTGTAGTAGTCGTAGAGCAGCCCGGCGACGCCGTGGATCATCACCATGCTGCCGGGATAGACCTGCACCTCGTCACCTGCGCAGGCGATGACACTGGCCGCGCTGGCCGCGATGCCTTCCACGACGACGACCTTGTGGCCGGTCAGGCCCTTGATGGCGTTGTGGATGGCGATGCCGGTGTAGAGGTCGCCGCCGCAGCTATTGATCTTGATGGTGATATTGCTCTTGCCCTTGACGGCCGCGAGATCCTCCATGAAGCTCTCGGGCGCGATGTAGAGGCCGGGCTCGGGCTCGCCCGTCCACCAGTCAACAGGCTGACGGCTCACGACGTCGCCGTAGAGGGTGATCTCGCCCTCGTCGTCGCCGATGCTGGCGACGTTCCAGAACTTGATCGGCGTGCCCGCAGTCTGAGGCCCGGCGCAGAGCCGGGGAGTGTTATGCGTTCTCATGCTTGTCTCCTTCCTTGATGCTTTTGATGGTCTCGGCGACGATCGCCTCCCGCAGAGCTGCGGAGATCGTGCCGCTGGCCGCTGTGCTCTGGTCGACCTGCCCCTGCGCTGCGCGCAGCTTCTCGTTTTCCCGAGTGAGCTGGTCGACGTTGGCGTCCCACTGACCGCCGTTGAGTCGGATGGTCGCCTGCTCTCTGGTCGTGATGCCTTCGCCGATGGCGAGGATCTCGGCCGTGATCTCCTTCGTCGGGTCGAGCTGTCCCTGAGAGGGGCCGATCCACTCGGCGCCGAGGTATGCGGCGCGGATCGCCGGATCTGCGAAGAAGCCCGGGGCGCTGATGCGGCCGCGGGCGACGGCTTCAGAGAGCCAGATCTCATATACCGGCGTGCAGAAGTCATCGACAAACCACTTGCGCCTCATGCGGAACGCCTTCCACGCCTCCATCAGGGCGGCACGGCTGGCGCTGTACGAGCTGTTGAAGCTCTTGAGCAGAAGGTCGGCCGGGATCTCGAGCGCGGCGCCCACCTGTTCACAGATGGCGCGCAGGAAGGTGTTGAAGCCACTGGCCGGCCGCTTGGGGTCTGCAAAGGTCACGTCCTCGCCGGGCTCCATGATGTTGATCTGGCCGGGGCCCATCTCGTACTCGTTAGGATCCCGGCTCACCTCCGGCAGGCTGCTCCCGACCTCGTTGAACGGGTTGTCGCCGGCGCCTGCCTCGGTCTTGATGAAGGCCGTGAAAAACGACTCGACGACCGCCGCAGTCAGTTCGCTCTCGGTGTAGCGGCGAAGCTGGAGCAGGGGCTCGATGACCTGCGCGAGATAGCTGACGCCGCGGTATTGATCCGGGCGCTCGCTCTCCATGACGTGCAGGATGTTCGGCAGGCCAGTCCGCTCGCCGTATGCCTGAACACGGGCCCACGTTGTCGTCGTGCTGCCGAGCTCGAAGGGGTAGGTGCTGCGGATGTGGTACGCCTCGATCTGGCCGTCGCCGTTCACCTCGACGCCGTCGTAGATGGTGTTGCCGTTGGCCGCCTTGCCGGTGGTCAGCAGCATCGGGGTGATGATGCCGGAGGTCGTTGGCGTGGCGACTCGGTCGGCCTCGATCAGGTGCAGGCGTAGCGAGTAGGGCGTGAGCGGCGTCGGCTCGTACTGCTTCACGACGGCGAACACGTCGCCGCTGACCAGCCACGAGGAGAGTGCGAGCTGCTGCATGGCTGCGAAGTTGTTGACGCCGGTGGCGTCGCACGCCCTTTTGTTCTCAGACCAGAGAGCGAACTCACGCTCGGCCTGAGCCTGCCATGCGTCGGCGGCCTCCTGCGTCATGCCGAGCGCCTCGCGGTCGATCCGACTCTTGAGCTGGAGGCCGATGCCGACGACGTTGGTGCGGTTGGTGCGGATGGCAGAGGTGGCGATCGGGGCCGCCATGTAAAGCATCCGGGCACGCTGCCGCAGGGTGTAGTTGTTGGCATCGATGTCCTCCTTCGGGCTGCCGCTCATAGCTCTGAAGCCCTTGGTCGCCTTCTTGTGCCAGCTCGCGCCGGCGTCGCCGTAGCCCTTATTCACAGGGCGCGGCTGCTGCCGCCTGTTCTGTGGGCGGCTTCTGCTTTTTCTTTTGCTGATGGTGCTCACCTCCTTCATGGTGAAGATGGCCGAGTCGGGAGAAAAGGAGCGAAAACTCCCGGCGTCGGCCTATGAAAAAAGCCCCTTTCGGGGCTTCTTTCACCAGTCTCGGGGCACTACTCCCACAGCTTTTCGCGGCTTCTCGCCGTTCAGTGCGGCCTCGAGGGCTTCGATGTCTGCCTCGAGCTGTTTGATGGCGGCCCGGATGGATCCGAGGTCGGTGTTGTAGCGGGCCAGATTGCGCGAGCCGATGCCGTAGCTCTGGACGCCTCCGTCCAGCATCTCGGCCTCTCGCTTCAGGTAGAGCTCCAGCCGGTTCCTCTTGATGGAGAGCTGGTACTCGATTTGTTCGCGGGTCTTTCTCATTGTGGTGTGTCCTCCTTACCAGTCGTCGAAGGCGTCGGCCCGGTTGTGCCGTTGCCGCTGCCGTCGCTGCTGCGGGGCCTTCGGTTTTTCCTCCAGCCCTTGCAGGCGGCGCTCGATGGCGTCCATGTCGGGGTTGATGATCTTGAGGCCGGCGTTGGCGTAGTCGCGGCAGTCGAGGGCCTCGTTGCGGTTGTGCCCGGGCAGTTTCTCCCACGCCCAGCGGTCGCCGCGGCGCGTGTGCGTGAGCACCAGCTTCTCGGAGAGGAGCCCGTTGAAGAAATTGAGGTCATAACCGGCGTCGGGGTGCCGGTTGAAATGGCAGTATTTTGGCCCGGGCTCCTGCACCTTCAGATTAGCCATGATCGTCGCCTTGCCGGCGTCGACGCCGATGGTGTAGAGCCAGCAGGTGATCCGCTTGTTGTCGCGGATCGGCACCTTGCTCGGGGGCGAGACGAAGGGGATGCCGTCGCCGCCCTTGCCCTTGATGGCAAAGACGCGCTTGCCGACGCGGGCCCGGCACGCCTCATAGACCTCTTGGGTGAAGTGGCCGCCGGAGTCGACGCAGGTGATGGAGATCTTCAGGCCGCGGCCGTTTTTGAACTTGTAGACGTGGTCGACCACGTCATCGAGCCGCTGCCAGACCTCCGGGGTGTCTGGCCGGCCCATGATGTAGCCCTTGACGACGCCCCACGTCTCGCCGTACTTCCCGTGACCGACTACCTCGTATTCGAGGCGGTTGTCCTGAGTGTCGACGCCGCAGGTCAGCACGAGCACGCCGTCAGGCAGCTCCACAGGGGTGCCGTCCGGGCGGGTGCCGTAGTCCTCACGGCGGGCGAGCATGGTGTCCTCGTCCTCGAGGTCGCCGCGATCTTCCCACAGTTGGCCGAGCAGGGTGTTGTAGACGACCTTGAGGCGCTGCGGGTCATCCTTGGCGTCGAGGAACTTGAGGACGATCTTCTCCCACGGAGTCCACGGGCTCGAGAAGGCATTGAGCCAAAAAGAACGGACGCCTTTTTTGTAGGCGTCCGGGTTGTCTGCGATCCACTTGGCCGGCTGCTTTCGCATGACGTCCTCGGGGATCAGGCAGCCGCAGGCCGGGCAGCTCCACGAGACGCCGCTCTTGAGGCTCCACGACTTTTTTCCGCGGATCCTCTTGGCCTCCGGGTCGAAGTGGATATTGTCGAACACGATCTCGCTGTACTCCCCGCACTCGGGGCAGCGGTGGCACCAGCGTTCCTGCGTGCCTTGGTAAAAACTCGTTTCGATGTTGCTGTTGCCCTTGATGGTCGGGGTGGAGACCTCGACCGCCTTGGCGTTGTAGAATGTGGCCTGACGTGCTTCGGCCAGCGCCCACGGGTCGCCCTCGGTGCCGGCACTGGTCGCCCAGCGGTCGCGCTCGTCGCCGATGATATAGCGGGCGGGCGTGGAGGCCAGAGCCGAGGCACTGTTGGAGCCGGTCAGGGTGAGCATCCCGCCCGGGAACGACTTCTGAAGGATCGTGTTGCCGCTGTCCTTGGCCTTGACGTCGTGCACCTTCGCCTTCAGGGGTTTGCTGTCGCGGATCATAGGGGCCACGCGGAGGCGGCTGAACTTCCGGGCGTCGTCGATGGTCGGGTGGACGTAGAGGATGCTGCCGGGGTCTTGGTCGATGATGTAGCCGATGATGTTGAGCTCGATCTCAGACTTGCCGACCTGAGAGGCGGCCACCATGACTATTTTGTGCACCTTCGGATCCGTAAAGGCCCGCATGGGCTCCTCGAGGTACGGGGTGCGCTTGGTACGCCACGGGCCGGCCTCGGCTGAGCTTTCCGGAGAGAGGCGGCGGTGCTTGTCGGCCCACTCGTCCACGGTCAGGCTCTCAGGCGGGGCGAAGCGTTTGACCGCTCCGGCGATGGCGGTATTGAGCTTCGCGGCGGCTTTTTTAGTCGTCCGCGTCATCGGCGAGCTGCTCGCCCCAGCCTTCCCGATCCCTTACTCGCCGGGCGTACACCTCGGGATCGTATTTATAACCGGCCAGCTCCGTCAGGATCTTGTAGACCTCTGTGCGGATGATCTCAGACGCCTCGGCGGGTGTTGCTGCGCCGGTGACGTCGACGGCCAGACGGCCCGGCAGGGCCACGAGCATCGACCTGATATTGTAGACGAGGTCGGTCATCACAGCCTCGACGTCCTCGCTGCGGTGCATGGTGCCCTCGAGCTCACTGAGCTGGAGGGCGGCGATGTCTGCCTTGCTGCGCTTGAGGTCAGCCTCAGCCTCCAGACGCCGGCCCTCGATCTCGCTGTCCTTCTTCGACGGCTCCCGGCCGTTGGCCTTGGCCGTCAGGTATCGGATGTACCTCTGGATCGTCGGCAGCAGGTCATAGCGGTTGGCGTTGCCTTCCTTGACCGCGGCGATGACGCCATCCTTGGTGAGCTGCTGCACTCGGCGGGGCGTCATGTCGAACAGGGCTGCGATGGTCTTGCTGTCGACGAGCTTGTTGTTGGTTGGGTTCGGCATGGCGTTCCCTCCTTTCTGCCGCTCGGGCGAAACGAAACGGCCCGAAAAAAATTTTTCCCGGCTGCGCGTTTTTTGGGCTCGCCAGCACA